GCCTGGCACAGCATGCTAAAGTCCTTTCCACTAAACCAAAGGTTTTGTCTAATGAATTTGAGGCAGAAATCGAGGGTATCGTTGATGAACTCTTAATGGGGTTCCAATGGTCGGTCCGCGATCTTTCAGGTCCGGACTCCTTGTCAGGATACGGTTTCTGTCCTAGTACGTCTGCATGCTACGAAAATTCGTCGGCTAATGGTGGTGCTTATCAGTACCTTTATTCGCTAACGCACGATAGGGATCGTGAAACCCACCAGCTCTTATCTCTTGATGAGACTGGTCATTCGGTTTATTTCGACCCAATTGATTGGGATGCATTAAAGACTGAGTTCAATCTCAGCTGTGGACGTCGTTGTTCTTGGGAAGTTCATGGTATAACCGAGCCTTTGAAGCTCCGTGTTATTACCAAAGGCCCCGCACTTATCCAATGGATGTGCAAGGGTTTACAGCTTAAGCTGATTGATCATCTCAAGGAACTACCTATGTTCAAATTCACTGGGCACCCTGTTGATATTTCGACTCTGGAGAAATTGGTGTCGTTGGCCGAGGGGTCAACATTGGCACATCTCCAATTGAAGTATGTTTCAGGGGACTATTCAGCGGCAACAGACAAGCTCAATATCAAGGTCACTGAGACCATATTTGAGCGTGTACTGTCGAAGTGTGTAAATCGATCGGACTCAGGCCTATCCTCGTTCTCACGATGGATGAACGCCCATATGAGTGATATCATGCATCTTATGCGTGGTTCTATCAGTAATTCAGTTCTTGAATATTCTGGTCATATGTTGCCTTCAGATGAAGACATTAAAGCGTATGGTCTCGAGCGCTTCGTAACATTTCGTAATGGTAAGAAGATACTCCGTGTCCCCCAAGAGAATGGGCAACTTATGGGGTCTATCTTATCTTTTCCGTTGTTGTGTCTCGCAAATTTTGCTTGTTTGATTATGTGTATGCGGCGATTATCTCCTGATTATTTTGGAGGTAGCTCTAACAAAAGTAGTTTCATTAAATTTCTTTATAATGGAATGTGTCAGATTAATGGTGATGATATCCTTTTTCCTGTTCTTTCAGACGATATGTATCGTCGATGGTCGATGTTTTTATCGACTTTTGGATTCGAAAAATCCCTTGGAAAGAACTGGATACACCGATCAATCTTTACTATTAATTCTGAACTTTATTTGTTAGCTAAGACCAAGACATCAGTCACTATTACGAAAGTCGAATACTTTCCTGTTGGCCTTTTGGTAGGTCAGCATAAAGTGTCTGGTAGACTTGAGTCACGTTCTCTGCCGGTTTCGTCTGTATTTGATCTCGTGTTGCGAGGGTCTTTGAGTCCTAATAGGACCTTCTCCCGTTTCTTGTTTTACAACAAGGAGCAGCTTTTGGCTAACACTATGAACGGTCTTGTTAATATCGGTCTTCCAAGAACATTAGGAGGACTAGGTGTTAATCTGGCCAAGTATGGTGTAGACTTTAAGGTCACGAGTTTACAGCGAGTCGTCGCTTCACAGCTTTTCAAAGCGTTCAAGGATGATCATGGTTTCCTCGAGGTCTCAATGACTCGGGATCTCTTGAAGAATCTTGTTAGATTCAAGCACTCTAGTGCAGAGTGGCTCCGTGATTATTCTTTCAATCAAGTTAAAAAGGGGAAGATACAAGTCTTTCCGCCAGGAACAATCCTGGAGATATCCCAAGAGGACACACCAAGACGCTTACCTCCTTTGTTTTCACAGAGGGATTTGGAATCTTTTGATGATTCTGATAGTGTCTATGTGTCGGGATCAGGGTTATTTCGTTCTGCCCGTGCCTTGCCAAAGTTGTTCAAGAAAAATGAACTTCTTCCTAAGGACTTCATTGTGAATTTTGACCAGCAAATTGCAGTCATTAGTCGCAGTGCAGTGACAGACGAAGATTACCCTATTGGGTCTAGTGATTTATTAGCCAAAACGGTGCGTGATCCTCTCTTGGATCCGCTTAATAATTCCGTACCAACCATCTCTTTCGTGGGACGTCTCCTTGAAAATTGGAGTCTCGTCAGGCGAGAGGTGGGGGAGTCGAGAGACTGCACGGCTAAGGGACCTTTTTCTACATATAGTTTATCATTATAGGGAACGTGTTTTGTAGGTTGTAACCTCATTGTTTAAGAAATTAAGCTTTGAGTGGACGCTTAAATTACACGCGGCTATCTTGATCTTTATGTTAGTCCTATCACTTGATGTACAGTCCCGGGACGCCACCGGCACCCAATACATGGCGGGCTTTCAAAGAAAGTTGGTTCGTAAAAATGGAAAACCAGTTCGAAGAGCTGGTAGTCAAAATTCTTCAAACTCAAAAATCTCTCGTCGTATCAACAGGCGACCCCAGGTTAATTCGATCAATTTCGGTCGGACCGTTACTGCCCCGGTTATTATAGGTAGTGTCCGTCAATCCTCCAATCATGTGAGGATGACTGATTGTTATGATAAGCATCTCGGTGATGGCCTTCAAATGGGCGGTTCGGAACTTTTCCGTATCGTCCGAGTTGCTGGTACTGGAGCTTCAACCGGAGCCGCTCTTGCTCTCTCAACGGCTGATACTAATTCTGTTGGCTTTGCATTTATGGGCCCTGGGTACTGTACAAGCACCTCGGGTTCCATTTATAACATGGCCTACAACTTTGGTATGTACCGTTTTACAAAGTTGATTTTCCGGTATGTTCCTCACTGCTCGACCTCGACCGCTGCCACTGTAACATTTGGCTACGTCGCGGATGTCGCAATCCCGAATTTTGGTGTTACACCGTCATACCAGAATACGGCTTCTATGCCGTATGCTATGGAAACTCCAGCTTGGCAGGGTGCAGCCCTTGTGGTTGATCCTGTCCCTACGCTCCAGTACGGTTATTATACCGATCCGGGAGTTGGAACAAATAATGCTCGTCTCAATGTCCAGGGTGCATTCTTCGCATTTGCGGATAATACATCGGATGGCGTCAATTACGGCGCCGTCTTCATCGACTATGAGATACAGCTTTTCCAACGAGGAAGTAATGCTACGGCGGCCTATACGGTTTCGTCGTCTTCATCACAATCTTCTTCTGCAGCTGCTGGCTCTAAGATGAGCTATCGCGATGTTGCAGCAGGCGCGGCTTCTGCTAGCGCTGAGTGTAAGGATGACTGTTTATCAGTGTCCATATGCTCCTCTGTTGATCCTGATCCGACAGTTCAAAAGGTATCGATAGTTGGCATTTCGCCTTCCTTCAGTCTACCAGTGAATATCTCCAAAATTGGAGGTTCTGAGGTGACATCGTCTACCTTGAACGCACAAGTCGTGAACTCGAATCCAATTCCCATAGAGATTTCTCGTATGGGCGGCCAAGCCGTTGGTGCCCGATTGGACATCAACCTCGATGGCTACGGCGGTGCGCCAGCTATTGCTAACCCGATCAATGTTTGTGTCGGTGCAATTGGCATGAGTACAGAGTATCCTTATGCAGGCCAACCTCTACCTTATGAGGGTGGAACTTGCTTAGGTGTACCTATTGCTCAGATCGCCGGTGGTGTCCTTGACGTGTCAGTTGTATCTGAAACAGACACCGTGAGCGTCAAGCCACCAGTAAATACCTCCTCACTCCCCAATCCTGCGTCTGCCTCGTTAGGCGCGCCGAAATTGAGAAGTGCACTCCGTAGTTAGAGTGAAAATCCGCGTATTTGCGGTTATGACCGAGTGGTAGTCCTCGATCATATTCTCTGTTTATTCAGAATCTACAGCCGTATAAGCCTGACTAGCTTATCACTGAGACTTCCAAATCTTCCATGATTTGAAAATTACTGTCGTATGTTTTGACATTCTTGATGAATGTTTACGATCGTGGTAATTTCCAGACCCAGCCCTTGTGCCGAAAGCCAAGGACGTTACAAAGGTCAACAACCGTCGGACAGAAAATCCGGCCTGTTGTGGAAATAGACCCGTGTACTCGCTAAATTCAAGTAACTCAAAGCGTATTGATAGTTCTTTTCGCGAACAAATCAAAAAGCTGTGTAGAGATACCTGCCCTTGCGAGGGAATTGGTATGCCGAAAGGCACACAGACTGCGTT